GTAGTGGTGGCACTTATGGCGGCGGTGGTGGCGGCGGTAGAGGCAACGGCCATAGTGGTAGTGGCGGCGCTCATGGTTCTAATGGCGGCAGTGGTGAAGCGGACTATGGGGGTGCTGGCGGTAATGGCTCCGTGTTTACCACCACTGTAATGATGCTGTATCCCCTTACAATCGAAAATACAAACGGAAGTGGCGGTCTTAATAATAGCAATAACTACGGCGGTGGTGGCGGCGGCGGCGGCC